GCAACGGCATCCTGCTGAGCCAGCTCGACCTCCTCATCGGCCGCAAGCTCGATCGCCTGGTCACTCTGAGCACTCCGAAGCCCATCGTGGTCGATGTCCCCGAAGCCGTCGAAGCACCGGCAGCCACCCCGGCTGAGACGCCCGTGGCGAAGGCGAAGGCCTCCGCTCCTGCCCCCGTGGCAGCGCAGATCGCCGCTGCCCCGCTGCAGGCTCCGATTCCGTTCAACCCGACGGCACCGGCCTCCAGCCAGGCGTAAAGAAGTAGGACCCCATCGTCTCCCCCTCCCCGGTGGGGTTCTCAGAGGCTCCCTGCGAAAGTGGGGAGCCTCTTCTTTTGCTACCCACTCACTGCAACCCTGTGGAAAATCATCGTGAGCAAGGAGACTCACGAAATGGCAACAGGGACAGTGAAGTGGTTCAACGATGCGAAGGGCTACGGTTTCATCACTCCAGACGGTGGGGGCAAGGACGTCTTCGTCCACCACTCGTCGATCGACATGCAGGGCTTCAGGACCCTGGCTGAGGGCGAACGAGTTCAGTTCGAGCTCACGAAGGGACAGAAGGGGCCGCAGGCCGAGAAGGTGAAGAAGGTCGAGTAGTTCTTCATCAGCACCAATGGAAAAGGCCCGGCTCCGTTGTTCAGGAGACCGGGCCTTCTCTTTTAGCCATCAGCTCCGGTTACGGAACGATGGCCCCAGTGTCGAGAGCGGCGACCGACTCGATGAGAGCCACGGCGTTGACCGCGACCGGCACCACGCGCTCGGGCTGCAGCGCGACCTGCTCCTGGATGACCACACCCTGGGCATCGACGGCGATGCTGTGAGACGGGATGTACGTCTCTTCCAGGTAGATGGCCGAGACCGTCTGCTCGTTGGAGTCCTTCATGTAGACCAGGACGCCGCACGGCTGCGAGAAGAGGTCCGACGCCAGGTTGAGGTAGATGTTCTCGAAGCCTGGGGGGATCTTGACGTTGTGCTGGTTCGACACGGCAGCCGCGATGTTCGGATCGACACCGAACGTCGGAACCGTCGTGGGCGGCAGCGCATCGTTGTAGAACGAGTACATCATCCTGAGCAGCGAGGGGCCGTGGTACATCACGCGGCCGAACCCTGCCTGGGCCATCGTGCGGCCCGAGATGAAGTAGCTGCGCTCAGACCCGAGCTCGAAGAACCGGGCGAACTGCCGGTTGTGGCTCAGGTTGAAGTTCTGCACGACGCCGATGGGCAGGGCCCAGTTGGCACCGACGCCTCCAGCTCCGATGGCCGCGAGCCGGGGAGGGCCTGCAGCCACCATCGTGAATGCGCCAGAGAGAAAGCGACCCTCTCCCAGGGCCGACGAGTTGTCGACCTTCTGAGTGTAGGGCTTCCAGTTGGTGATGGTAGCCATCGTTGGTTCTCCTTACTTCTGTGAGACGTGAGTCACCTTTCCGACGGAGTCGGATTAGGCGAAGACGAGGCCGACATCGCGCTTGGTGTTGTCGTACGTCTGGGTCACGGTGGTGTCGCCAGTGCGGTTGAGGGTCGTCTCTGCCAGCTTGAGCCAGGAGAGGCCGGCACCGACTGCCGTCTGGATCTCCGCATCGGTCGGGGCGACCTGCGAGCCGGTCGTGGCTGCAGCACCCTTGGCCGAGACGAGGGAAGCGACGCCGGAGCCGTCGATCTTCAGCACCACAGCCGCGATGGCGCTCTGGCCGTTGACGAGGTACTGGGTCGCGGAGTGGATGACGAGGTCGGCTGACGCCACGAGCTCCTTGGTTGCCGCATCGACGACTGCCACGAGCGCATCAGCGTTGACGCGCCACGAGGTCGCGCCAGCACCGGTGATCTGCGCCGAAGGTGTGGTCGGTGCCTTGACCAGGCCACCCTCGACGAGACGGTCGTTGAAGCCATCGACGATGGCCTGAGCGACGTGATCGCCGCGCTTGGCCATGCTGACGAGCTCTGCCTTGTACTTCGTGATGATGCTGATGTCGTTCTTCGAGGCCATGTGTTTGCTCCTTCAGAGAGGGTGGGGTGAAACGATCCGACTCACACCACGAGCGTGAGGCGGATGTAGTTGCAGGGGTACGGCACGTCCAAGGTCACGTCGATGAGGACCGTGTCCTTGTTGACCTTGTCCTGAGCGATGTTGTTCAGGTTGGAGCCGTTGAGAACACCCGACTGCTCCAGGAACTTCAGCACCGCGTTGATGGTGGTGCCGAGGCTGTCGAGCAGGCTCTCGTTGACGTTGTTGATGCCGATGAACTTGCGCACCGAGAGGCGCAGGAACTTGGCCGTGAAGTCCACCACCTTCGTGATGGAGAGCTCGCGTGTCTCGATGCTCGTGGTGTTGGTCGAGAGCTGGTGCCGGCTCGTGACCGGACCACCGATGGCGTCCTGCACGAGGACGTACGTGCCGCCACCTGCCATGATGTTGAGCTGCCGCTTGGTGAACTTCTCCGGACCCACCACACCAGTCAGACCGGCCATGGGGAAGTTCGTGAAGCCCTGCTGCGGAGGCTGTGCGGCCACCATGCCCGCGATTGCGGCGCAGGCGTAGTAGCCAGGGATGGCCTTCTCGATGCCGGCGATGACCGTCTTCACCGTCTCAGGGAAGACCGAGTAGGCACGGCGGTTCGCGAAGCCAGCGTTGGCCTCCGCAACCGTCTCTGCCACCAGGCCGTAGTCGAGACGTGCCGGGTTCGATCCTGGGATGACCAGGCTGGCCCCACGCACCTTCACCGAGTACGAGACGTTCACCAGGGTCGAGTCCATCGTGACGGTCGAGTAGAACCCGTCGAGGTTGGTGCTCTGGCTGGCGAAGGCGACCCTGAAGTTGGCCAGCGCGCCCGTCACGGAGCTGATGCTGTAGCGACGGAGCTCTCCAGCCACCTCGAACTCGGCGTACACCTGAGCCGTCTCGGGGATGGGGAGTGCTGGGTTGATGCCGGCGGCGATGAGGCCAGGAGCCGGGTTGCCGTCCAGCAGGAGCTGGTTGGCGCTGGCCGTGCTGTTCGCCTGCGTGCCTGAGAGGGCGATGGTGGCGTTCTTGCGAGACGGCATCACCTTGTTGAAGAAGACGATGCGCTCGCCACCCTGCTCCGGCTCAGACATCACCGTGGCGTGGGTCATCCAGAGGCTGTGGATGACTTCGTCCTGGGTGAGAGGGGCCAGTGCGTAGACCTCTTCGGCCTCCAGCAGCGAGGCTGCACGGGCGTAGGCCGCGCCAGTCCCCATCGGGGCTGCAGCCGTCACCTCGTCGATGCCCAACAGCTTCACCTCGAAGGTGGGAGCGTTGATCATCATGAGGAACGCGGCCAGGCCGAGTGGGTTGTCCTCGGTGAGCGGATCGAGCACTGCGCTCAGGGTCGGGACGTCCGAGACGCGGATGACGCCAGCCACCTGGGCCACTGCCGAGACATCCAGGCGAAGAGCCTTGAACTGGATGTAGAGCGAGGCGGTGTTGAACGTCTGATCGAGCGGGTAGCCCGTCACCTGGTCGCGGATGATCTGGCTCTGGATGTGGAGCACGCTGCCGTCATCCAGGTACGCATCTGGGAGAGGACGGCCCGTTCCCACAGTCGGAGTCGGGGAGAGACCGAAGATGGTCTCAGCGGACGTCGGCGAGACGGCAGGCACGTTCACCATCGAGGCCGTGCCCTTCAGCGTCGAAGTGAGGACGAGGGCCGGGGTGGCCGAAGACGTCTTCGAGGCCACCACCGCACCGACCGCTGCGTTGATGTCGTCGATGGCGAGATCGATGCTGTTGCTCGACAGGCCCACGCTGTAGAGGTGCGGGTTCGAGTCCAGCTTGAAGCCGAGCGTCTTGCCTGAGAGACCTGCGAACGAGGCGTCAGCCTGGTTGGTGCTGACGGTGTCCGACAGGGCGCTGAAGCCGAGCGCCGTGTTCGCCGTGCCATCGCTCTTGATGTTGATGAAGTCGAGGCGGCTGGCCGTGGTGCAGGTGAACCTCAGGAAGCCACCCGTGACACCGGGCGTGGTGCTCGCTGCCGTGACGCCGGGGATGAGCGTCGAGAGGACCGTTGCGATCTTGTCGATGGCCGAGAAGAGGCCGACACCAGGGAGACCTGGGTCGTCCGAGTACGGGCCACCAGTGAGGGTGATGATTCCCTCGTTCTCCACCCCAGCGATGGTGCTGATGTAGTGGAGCGTCAGGCCTGCGACCGAGATGGGGCCAGCACCACCAACGGTGCCAGTGACTGAGCCAGCGACTGCGGCCGTGGCGTTGACGGAGCCAGTGATGGTTGCAGCGACAGGAGCGACCTTCTTCCAGTCGATGTCGTTCGCCTTGAAGTACGAGTACGACGGGGCGAGCGCGCTGGAGTCGAACAGCGTTCCGACCTTCAGGATGTCGTACACCTTGGTGATGTACTTGCCGTTCGAGTCGGCGACCGACTGAGACGTGTTGATGGTGCCCAGCTTGAAGCGGGTCGCCTCGACACGTGCCACTTCGGAAGAGCTCGGGCGGAGTCCGTCGGCGAAGAAGAAGTCACCGACACGGAGATCGTACGTGCCCGAAGAGCCGAAGGTGACTGCGGAACGCAGGGCGCTGGCGAAGGTTCCCGTCTCGATGTTGACGAGACCAGCCTTGGCGTTGATGGCTGTGGTGACGCCATCGATCTGGTACGCACCGATGAAGAACTCGATCCAGGGCGTCTTCGTCGTGTTGTCGGACTGGTCCTGGCCACGGTAGCCAGAGCCTTCCATGCGCTCTTCGTGTGCCGTCTCGTTGCCGACGTCGAGGGCGTTGTAGCCCAGCTTGAGCAGGGCGTTGGCCGAGCCACCTGCACGCACCGTGACGGAGCTCAGAGCACCGAAGGTGGGTGAGATGATGCGGACTGCCTTGGTCAGGCCCGTGCCGGTGACGAAGGCGACTTCGGAGCCGACTGCGGTGTTGATCTGAGACGCTGCCTGCTCAGCCGTGAGAGGCGAGGAGCCGGTGAACGTGACGACCACGTCCTTGGTGGTCGAGAGACGGGCTGGCTGATCGATCGCCAGCACCATCACCTTTCCCTGGATGGCCAGACCTGCCCCGAAGACTTCCGAGGTGAGGGCGGCCTTGCCGGCACCGTGGCTGGCTGCCATGAAGGCAGAGCCTGGGGCCATGGGGAGCTCTGAGAGAGTTCCGCCGGCCATCATGAAGGGACGGATCGTCTCCTCCAGGATGTTGAGCTCGTCGATGTTGTTGCGCGGGTCGGGGAACGAGCTCTCTGTGATCGCCGAAGCGAGCTGGGAGTACGCACCGTACTTCGCCTTGCTGTTCAGGGTGCCGTCCGTGTTCAGGACGTTGATCACCTCGAAGGCAGGACCGATTGCACACGGAACGAGCGTGGGACGGACAAAGGATGGGGACGCGGACTTGAAGGTCTGAATGACCTCTACGCCCGGACGAGGAAGCTCACCAGCCATCTTGGGCTCCTTTTAGCCTACAGCTTGCGAGGTTTCGGAGACTTGATTGGACCAACCGAAACCTGCGTGTTGAGAGAGACGACGTTTGTGACTCCAAGAACTTGTCCGTAGATGCTCGGCTCGTTGATTCGCACAACGTCGAGGTCTGCATCTGTAGTCGACCTTAGGGCGAGCTCGACGTGTTTGAGAAGCAATTTGTCTACCGGCTCTACGGACCAAGAGTCTTGGAAGTAGAAAGGAACGCCAACGGAGACCATGACGATCTCGTTCGGGTCCGGTTGGACAATCGTTCCTGGCGAAGACTCTGAGCCAAACGAGATGTCTTCACCAACACGGTGCATACCCGCCTTCATGAGAGTCCTCTTCAGGGCTCTGGTGAAGTAGCCGCAAATCCATGCAAGACGTTGAGCCTCAAGCCCTTCTCGGGAGAGGCAGTTGTACGTCATCGTGCATGAAGAGAGATCCGTATGCCGGCGCGCACCCGTCTGGTGATCGATGTTCGGCTTGAAGTAGGGCTGCCCCGTCTTGGGGTCACGCTGCAGGATGGGGCCAGCGAACTGGTCCATCGAGACGTTCGTCAGTGCGAGAGGGCCGCGAGAGACGAGAATGGCCGGTCTCTTCTCGACTTCTTCTTTTCGAATGGTGGACTGGTCCGAGATGGTGATGTCGGAGCTCTTCTCGTCCAGGTCCCAGTGGTACGCACCCTTCTCGAAGCTGTTGAAGAGCACCTGCAGGAAGCGCACGAAGACCCTGGTGTAGTGAGTGAGAGGGTCCTCACCAACACCTTGGGGCTGCGGAACTCCCTGTGGCACTCTCTCGCTCATTCGACATCCTTTGGTCGAGCCTTCATCAACACCTGAGAGCCGAGGCCAGCGAGGCCGAGAAGAGGAGCCACAACCAGCATCTTGGTGCGTGGGCTGGTGTTCTTCCAGGTGGGGCCGAGCTTGTCTCCGATGATGCGATCAGCCACCATGAACGCAGCAGTGCCCGCGCCCGTGCCAGCGGCGATGATGGCAGTGCTCTTGAGCCAGCTCTTCAGCTTGGCCCTGTTGGTCTTGTCCGGCTGCGCCTCGGCAATCTTGCCGAGCTCATCGAAGAGAGCCGCCTTGGTTCTCAGATTCATGATGCACACCTCAACTTTGGAGTACGGCTGAGGTACACGATCAACGCCTTCAAGGCTTCGACATTGTCGTTCAGAGCCCCAAGAGCTCTGTTGCAGGGGCCACACAACAGTCCTCGAACTTCCCCTGTTGAGTGGTCGTGGTCTACGTCTGGATCTACCACCGCAACACCACAGGCAGCGCAGCACCCGTCTTGCTCAACAAGCATACGGTCGTAATCCTCAGGTGTTATTCCGTATCGATCCCGAAGTTTCTTCTTCCTATCTCCCCGTTTGGCCTTTTCTGGATTTTGCGATCTCCAAGTCTTCGTTCTTGTCGCCTCGCACATCTTGCACTGGCTACGGCGAAAGGAACGAGTCTCCCCGGCCTTATCGACCCACTTCACCAATTGAAACCCGTCAATAGGAAAAACGTGCTCGCACTTAGAGCACGCCTTACCTGAGGGATCCTCTTGGGTGACCAAATGCTGCTGCGATGTTCGAGTAGTCGCCATCGTCTTCCACGTTCTGAGGATTGGTGAAGTTGCGTTCTGCAGTCGTGGTGAGTGTCTGCAGTGCCAGGTTCATCGGAAGGTTGTACTCGATGTCCCCCTTGGGGATGGCGTGGATCTTGAGCTCCTGGTGAACCGCAGAGCGAAGACGCTCTGTGTTCGAGACTGAGATGACCTTCCATCTCGTGTTCTCCGACTCAACCAGTATGTCTCTCGGACTTACAGGTGGGAAGGAGATCATCCTCGCCGACGTGTCCCCAGGCTGCATCTCACCGAGCGACAGCGCCTGCGAGTTCTTCCCCTGAGGGTCGATCTGCACGAAGACTTCGATGGGTGACATGAAGCCGCCCAAGAAGCCTGTGTCGAAGCAGAGGCCGTGAGAAGACCTGGTGCGTCTTCCGAGAATCGAGTCCCAGCACGTGCAACGAGGGCCGAACGTGCGAGCGATGAAGAGCCAGCACTTGCGCCCCGTGAATTCACGGAAGAGGACGTCTTCCTGGCGAATGATTTCGGCAGCGATGAGGTCCTTCTCGGGCTCGTCTGAAGAAGACGGACCGAAGAGCTCTTCCTTCCCTGTCGGGCGATGGACGACCCGAATCTTGTAGAAGTACTGCCGCCACTTGTGCAGGAGGGACACCTGCATGTCGCGCAGCATGTACTGGTCGCGAAGAGGCCCTGCGATCTGCTGGTACGGCCCCATGGGGCTGTCGCCAGAACGCAGGATGTAGAAGTCGTAGTCGAAGATCTCGTGAGCGTCTTCATCCCGACTTGGACCCAAGACAGGGGCAATCTCCCAGAAGAGATCGAGATGGTCCAAGTCGAAGGACCGCACTCTGAAGGAGGTGACTCGAACCACTTACGCCTCCCGGCTGACCTTGTACGTCTTCAGGTTGGTGCCGTTGTACGTGGCCACGATGGCGTACTCGCCAATCTTGCCGGTGTCGTACAGAGCAGGGCTGATGGCCCAGGCATTGTCTGCGTTCGCCTTCGAGTTGTAGATGCGGAGGCGGCCCGTGAGGAGGTTGTTCTCGGGCGTGAAGGACGTCTGATCGAGAACCGAGTTCTCGTGCAGCATGCCGAGAGCCCTGGTGAGCATGGTTGACATGCTCGTCAGCACGGCGTCGGTGTCAGCAGGCAGGTTGTCCGTCAGCGCCTTGATGGCCTGTGCAGTGGTCTCCAGAGCTGCGCTCTTGACGACGACAGCAGAGGAGTTGGCCACGACATGTGGGCCACCTGCGATGACCTCATCCCAGACCGCTGCTGCGTTCTGAGAGGCAGTCGGGGCTGCTGCCGAGGCTGCTGCAGCCGCTGCGGCATCGAGAGCAATCTCGTGCAGGTTGTCCGTGCCTGGAACGAAGGTGCCAGTTCCTGCGAGCTGTGTGAGGTCTCGGTTGTCGGCACCACGCACTCCAGCGATGTCTGCCGAGAGGCTGGCACCGATGGGAGCACCAACGCGGTCGTAGACCTGCTTGACGTTGTTGCCGTCAGAGGTGCCGGCCGAGTCACCACGCACGCTCTCCTTGTAGAGCAGGCTCTTGCCGAAGAGGGACGCCGTCGCGCTGTTGTCGGCAGCCGCTCCGATGTCATCGACCCTCTTGCCCTTCTGGCCGGCAGCGTAGACGGTGTTGTCGGTCCAGACGTCCGTCACCACCTGCGAAGTGGGCTCGTCGATGAACCTGTCACGAGGGCTGAGCTGCCCGTTGGGGTAACGGACTTCTTCAGTCGGAATCGACGCTCCACCATCGATTTGGAAGACGATGTCTGGATCGTTCTTCGTCGCGAAGGGCCAGTCGAAGTAGTACCGCCCATCACTGAGCTCAATGATGGAGGGAGGCGTGACGTTGGCCAGAGTCGCAGCGTTCTTGAAGTAGACGAACGTCGGGGTAAGCCCCGTGTCGGACTTGCGGAAGTTGACGAAGTACCTGGGCGTGATTGGAAAAGGCATTTGTCACCTACTTGGGTTGGCCAGGCGTAGCGACCTTGTCTGCCTGCAGGTCAGAGTGAAGACCGCCGATGCCCTGGTTCGCCGGAGTCGAGACGGGCGACTGTGTGGGGGCGGAGGACGGCTTCGGGGTGAGGGCGACCAAGCTGACGAAGAGGTTCGGCATCAGAGCAGTCCTCGCGCATCGAGAATCCAAAGACGGCCTGAAGTGCCAAGAGCGCCGCCGACAGAACCGACAGCGTAGATTCGGTTGGTCGACTCGTCCAAGGCGACATCCGACACCACGCCGTCAACAACTGCAGTGGGAGTCCACTGTGCCGTACCGTCCGCCATCGTACCAGTGGAGGCCCAAGATGGCTCGCTGTTTCCTGATGTGCCTGAAGAAGAGCACGTGAAGTAGAAGCGATTGCGCGCGAACTGGTGTCGAGCTCTCGGTCTCACGACCTGTCCGGCGGTGTACGCAGTGTTCTGCACCCACTCAGAAACGATGCGTCCTGACACTCGGAGCTGGGACTTGATCTTCCCGTTGTAGTCGAAGACGACAACCCCAGCATCCCCAGCCGCAGTGACGATGCTTCCAGCAGAAGAGACTGCTGACTTGAAGAACTGCCCACCACCGGAGAAGAAGAACGAGTCGACCAGCGTCACAGGATCTGACGAGGACGTGTACTCGTAGATGTTGAAGCGATCGACCATAGACACCAACAGACGGGCACCTGTTGGATTCGTTGGGTGAGGCACCACGGTGATGGAGTTCGCACGGGCCGGCAGCTTCGTGTTCAGCAGAAGGGTCGGAGCGAGAGCATTCTGTTGGTAGACACGAAGACGCTCAACACCGCTCTCAGTTGTCCCAACGAAGATGAGCGGGGTGCCGAGGAAGTTCGCAACACCGACAGCACGGACTCCAGCTACCGAAGACAGAACGGTCCCTGTTGAACCAGTCGTGAGATCGACAACGATGAGCTGACCCAAGACCGCCGAGTTGTCTGCGTACTCCGCAACGTAGGCGTGGGTGGCTGATACGGCGAGTGCGACGGCAAACGAGGCACCTGGCAAGTCCACGTTCAACGCGCCAGCAGCAGGCACGAGAGAGTACTCGTTGAGGTCGTCTCCATTCCCGGTTGGGCCAGCAGAGGCACTGACAGTGGGAGCAGCCCCAGTCACAGTGACAAGAGCCACTGCGCCAACAGTGTCAGAGGTGCCTTGCTGCACCCCATCGAGATGGAAGAGCTTCAAGTTGTCGGTCGAAAGAACAAGCCCACCGCGCTGGTTGTCCGTCAGTGTCGTGTTGTCGAACTTCGACGGCTCACCGATGAAGAACGAATTGGCGATGGACGGGTGCTTGACGATGGAGCTCAGAGGGCGAGACCGCTGCAGCATGCCCACCTCAATGAGCCTGCGAGTGTCGGCACCAATCTGAGCAATCGAGACGTGCGTGGAGTCGTAGGGAAGGACCTCGAATGCCACAGAGCCTGCAACCTGGTTCGTGAGGATTGGCTCTCCAGAACTCCAAGTCAGCCCACCATCAGTGCTGATGCGTCCGTAGATGCCCTCAGACTTGGCCGTGAGGTAGAAGAGCGTGAGCTCGTTGCCAGCGGAAGTCCTGTAGCTGATTTTCGGATTCGAACCCTGGAAGAGCTGAGTAGGGCCAGAGACGATGGCACCAGTCAGCGCCTCGAACCGTGCAGTGAAGATGCTGCCGTTCGAGTTGCGAAGCTCCTGTTGCCCATCATCCCAGAAGACAACGACCTGGTCAGAGGCCGGATGGTAGATGGCCGTGACGTTTCTGAAATTCACACTGAGAGATGGCACGACCTCGGTGAATTCGAGGCCAGTGTGCGGCTTCCAGTGCAGCCTCTTCAGGTTCGTGTCGTTGATGGGCAGCGGCCACAGGACGTACAGCACCCCCGCCCTCAGGAACGATGAGAGTTCCTGGGGCTGTCCCTCCGCCGTGATGGGGGAGATGGGGGAGAGTGCCATTACGCCCTCAGTGTCGTGACCTGCTTCGTCACCTTGAAGCGCCTGTCGCCGATGACCTTGTAGACCTTGTCTGCAGCAGCATCAGCCGTGAACGAGACAGCGGCCCCAGTGAGCAGGTTGACGACCGTGATGCTTGTGGCACTCGTGAAGACGGAGATGCGCCAGAGGCCTTGGTTCGCAGTCACTCCTGACGTGATGAGCAGGTAGCGACCGACATCGTCTGCACAGAAGCCTGAGCCGACGAAGACACCGCTGCCTCCAGTGATGGAACCGTCAGAGCGTTGGCTGCCCGTTCCGATGTCGTCCGCGAAGAAGCGCAGAGCACCCTTGCTGTCGTGAGCAATGTCCCCCGTCTGGAGCGGGTACGTCGTGCCTGGGCGAACCAGCCTGGCCCGCTTCGACGAGTCGACGGCTGCAGAGCTCGTATCGAAGGCAGGGCGGCGGATCTCCCACTGCTTGCCGGACATCGCGGGCTGAGCACCCTCATTGATGGTGATGGACGTCATCGCATCATTGATGGAGGCGAGCGTGTACTCGCGCGTCATGTCGTCCAGGAAGACGATGCGATCCGGAGTCGCACCTCCAACAGCAATGCCTTCGTGGATGACGAACGTCTCTCCAGTAGTCCCAGTGAAAGACGGCGCAACAGTGCCAGAAGGCAGAGTCAGTGTCACAGCCGTTGCTGAGGCCCTGGTTGCGATTCGGTAGATGCCTGCGTTCGCACCAGTCGTGATGCGCAGGAAGCGACCGACATCCGACGTCAGGAATGCTGCCGTTGCTGAGGTGAAGTTGCCGCCCAAGCCGGCGACGCAGACACCGTCCGTGAATGGACGACGAGTCTGGAAGCCCATGAACTTGTCAGCCCCACCGTTCAACGTGAGGGTGTCACCATTCGCACCGCCAACAGCGACGAGGCCATTGAAGCCTGCCGTGTTCATGGCGAGGTAGGACGACTGGATGAAGTCGATGCGGTTGATGTGGCTCGTGAGGAAGTCAGCGTTGTTCAGCGCGTTGTCCGTGAAGGTGTACGGGCTGAAGCCGATTCGAGCTCCTGAAGGAGAGTAGAACTCGAAGGTGCAGAAGTTCGCCGACTGCGACTGCGCGTTGACGCCGCGAGGCATCATCTGCATCTGCCACCACCGTCCCGTGCGCTGGGCGATGGGGAGGTCCGTGAGATCCATGAAGATCTTGGAGTCGGAGGTCTCGAACTGGTCTCGACCGTCGCTGCACACCCAAGTCCCGTTGTTCTTCACCTCCGGTGGCAGAGCCTCGGTCGACATCGAGACACGCTTCACCTTGTCCCATGTCGGGATGGCGCACTCCCAGTTCTGAGAAGCAGCCGTGGTGTGCGGCGGCACGCGAACCGATGCCTGAGTCGGTGAGAGGAGCCGCTCGATGCACAGGCGTTGTGTCGGAGCCCCGATGCTTGGGACGCAGAGAACGTCTTCCTCACGAACTCCGTTGCGAACCTCGTACACGATGCTGGAGACGGAGATGAGCCATGCCTTGGCGGTCTGATCGAGGTTCGTGACTGTTGCGAAGGCACCGGTCCCGTCAACAGCAACGATGCGGTACGAGCCGACGTCTCCGACAGACGTCACCTTCAGAATCTTGCCAACATCACCCGGAACGAAGGTGGCAGCAGGAGCCTGGAAGACGTTCTGACCGGCCACAGCAGAGCCGTCAGACAGCGGGCCCGTGGTGATGGCACCGAGGAAGTCGCCAGAGACCACGGAGATGGTTGCGTTGTTGATGGTGAGGGAGAGGTTCCCTGTTCCAGAGGTTCTCGAAGTCGACGAGGCGACTGGAGCTGTCGGGCCGTTGGCCTTGTACAGAGTCGCCTTGAGGCCGTGGTACGTGGAGGAGTACGCAAGCGTCTCGTTTCCACTCGCTTGTGCCACTCGAATGATGACGTACCCGACCTCGGCATCAACCCCCAAATCGACCATCGGGCAGCAGCCGAGAGCCGAGCTCACTGGGTTGAGGAAGCCGTAGGAGCCTGCGACTGTGCCGTACCAGATGCTCAGGTTGTCCGGCGACATGCTCATGGTCCCACGAGCGCCGGCATTGTCCATCACCGCATCGACAAAGCCGTCGATGAGCTTCCGTCCGTCGAAGCCTCCTGAGTTCCATTCAGCACCTGGAAGCGCGCGAATGTGAGTCGTCTGCAGGTTGTGAGAAGCCACCACGGCCGTTCCGACTCGCGGGAAGTAGTCGTAGTAGACCTTCATGTCAGTCGCGCCGGGTGCGCCGATGCCGCTCGGCACGCAGAACTTCACGCCCTCGACTTGCTCCTCCATGATCGTCTTGAAGTGGAAGGTGTCGTACGTGATGCCTGAGATCTCCTGGGTGTTGTCCTTGCCGAAACCGTTCGCAAGCAGAACCGTTGCCGTCTCTGGGCCTGCGTTGGAGCCAGCCGTGCCGCGCGACCAGATGGTGTAGTTCAACGACGCAGCCGTTGCTCCTGCGGCGAATGCAGTGCTGTTCAGTCTTGCGAGGGTGATGGAGGTGGACGAGTTGAAGACGGTGATTTTGTAGACCCCAGCATCAGCCCCAGTCTCGATGCGGAGGTAACGACCAACATCTCCGGAGACGAACCCAGAGCCTGCGAACGTAGCAAGACCAGAGCTCGTGGCTCCGTCCGTCTTCGATGCAGACGTCTGAGCCATGCGACCAAGGAACTCGTTGTTTGCTGGAGTCGCGCCTCCCTGCTTGGTGAAGCCGATCTTCACACCGTAGAGAACGTCCTCAAGGGCAGCGTGAATGGGCTTCGACATGCACCCAGGCGAGATGGTGTCCGCAGAGGACTTGTTCGGCAATGCCCCTTGCGAGACCTGCAGAGGGATCCACTTCGAGTTCGCCGTATCCCACTGGTACTGCACCTCCACACTTCCGACGGCGATTTCGGACTGGTAGTTTGCATACAGACGAGCAGTCGGAAACAGGTACAGGTAGTTGCCAACTGAATCGAACACGATTCGAGACGTGAAGAAGTCCTGTCCAGCGGCGTAGATGTCCCAGGTCTCCTTGAAGTTCCAGAGATCCGACTCACGTGAGTAGTCGCTTTGGTACAAGTTGTATGACGTGCTGATGTTCCAGGCACTCACCCCGCCATCGGGCCGAAGACTGAAGGCTACGACACGGTACTCCGCTCCGCCTGTTCCCTGTGGGCGGAAGAAGCCGGCTGGGTTGGCGTACGTCACTGCTGTTTCTGAATTGAAGTACCTCTTGTAGTTGGCCCCGGCGAAGTCCGACTTCACCAGCTTCACGATGCCCTGATCCGTCCCCACCCAAATCTCATCGAACTTCGGATTGACGAGAATGGAGGTGAAGAGCGTGATAGTGCCGATGGTGCCAGTGCCGCCAGACGGTGTTTGAACGTTGGCGATGGTGCGGAACGAGTGGCTGTTCGCCGCAACGTCGTACTTGTTGATTTGCTGCTGCGTGTCGTTCGAGAGCCAGTAGACGTTGCCGTTGGCTGGATCGATCGAAACCTCACACGGAGAGCCGATACGGGGCGGGATGTTGAGGTTCGCACCGTTCGTCATCGACACTGTTCGAGTGAGGAACGTGCCTGGGACAAGCGTCTCCATGTAGTTGATCTTGCCGGCACCAGTCGTGTTGTTCTTGAAGAACAGGTAGAGCCGCTCAGCGATTTGGAACGTGCCACCAGACTGGGTCGTGAAGGTGACGCCAGCTCCTGCCATCGTCGTGACGGTGACCTGGGTACCACCGACGATGGTGGCAATGAGGTACGTCCCGTTGTCCGCACCGAGGCCGGTGAGCTTGATGGCCCTGCCGATGTCTGCGGCGGTGAACGCACCTGAGGCAGAAGTGATTTGGTTTGCACCGTTCGTCGATGCGTCTGCTGCTGTACCGGTGCGGGACCGAGAAGAGTCGAGGACAGAGCCGCCGGCATCGAAGCTCGGGAACCCACCACCAAGACCGTACTGAGACGTGGTGAGGTCCGGGTTGATGATGGCAATGCCGGCGTTTCCTCCAGAAGCGTGGCCGATGAGGGTGTAGACGATGTTCGTCGGACCAATCTGCATGTCGCGGATGAGATCTCCAGCGGCAAGCGTGATAGCTGGCGTCACGAAAGACGCATGAGCCCCGGTCCCGAGGTAGTTCGCGATCTCACGGAGACCCTCATTGGTCCTGAAGCGCCAGTGGCCGATGCCGGAGTTCCCTGAGGTGTTGGTGTAGCCGAACCAAGCACGCTGGTTCGTTTCATCGAGAACCAGGCCAGAAGCCCCGCCTTCGAAGAAGTTGAAGCTGAAGGGGACAGTGCCTCCAATGCAGTGCAGCGCATTGTCCCCAATGCGCGTCAGATCCCAACCATCAGAAACATCATACTGAGGGCCTGCCACACCGTCGCCGTGAGTGTACGGCTTCATGCTGATGTAGTAGCTGCCTTGTTGCTCCGCTCCTGCAGCGGACGCATCAGAGCCTGTCTTGTCGAACCACACCTTCAGAATGAAGCTGCTTCGGGTCGCTCCTGGCCTGAACGAGCCACCGACATTCACAAGACCGGTGCTCAACTGAATGATGCTGACTTCGTTGAAGTAGGCCCTTCGCCCCGGTCCGGAGTACCACGGAAGGGTGCTGGCAGTGGCCTGCCCGACAAAGACAGTGCCGTCGAGGTTGGCCAGGTATGCCCTGTTGTTGCCAAAGTCGATGTAGCGGACGAAGTACACACCAGCGTCGGCTCCGGAGCCGATGGTCAACAGGTTCTGTCCACCAGCGCAGAGGAAGACGTTGTCCAGGTAGTGAGCGTTCGCGAAAGTGACGTAGCCAGCCCCTGCAACAGTTGAGAGGTCAGATGCCCCTGCATGTTGTGGGTGAGGGAAGACAGTCCCGATTTGAGTGTACTCCAGCGGGACGTCATTGAGCGAGATGAGACTGTTCTGAGCTTGCCACGTCGTAGCCAGGAGGTTGTTGTAACCGCTCACAGCTCCGATGACACGAGAGATGTCCGAGCTCAGAATGGCCGAAGTGAGGCCAGTCGAGCGGTACTTCGGGTACGAGTACGTCGCGATGCTTTGGCTTCCAGGATCGCTTGGGTAGACAGTGTTGCGTGCCTGAGTTCCGATTGGCGAGTGGCCGACGAGTGGGTCAGCGTCATCCATGAGGGTTGCACACTTCCATGGCTGCAGCTTGATTTGCGGAGACGAACCGCCGCTGTTGGTGTCCCAGAACTGGATGGTCCGCAGCCGAGTGACTTCTCGGAAGAAGATGTTTCCTGACTGAATCTCGGTCCGTACTGGATCTCCAGACTCAGGAAAGATGCTGAGGAAGGCGAAGATTTCTTTGGAAGCCATGTCGGAGCTCCGGTTACGCGATTGGATTCATGCTGACCTTGTAGACAACTTCCAAGGTCTGCGTAGTGGTCTGAGTCTTTGCCGGCGTGAGCAAGGCAAAGGCTGCAACACGGATGAGGCCCCTGTCGGCGAAGGCACTCCCAGTGTCGTAGGAGAGAGCGATGGTGCCGAGCGTCCTGTTGGAGGCAGGCGGCGTGTTGAAGGTCGTGGAGAACGTCTTCGTGTGTGTTGCTGGCGCAACAGATGGTGTGAGATCAGCCGACTCGAAACACTGAGAAGCGTCCGACACCACCGAGTACCTTCCAGATTGCGGAACTTCGATCGATGGGGCGAACATGATGACCATGCTGTTGAACCTGCTGAAGACCCAGGAACGACGGCCCAAGTCCGTGATGAGGTTCTTCCCAGAGTGCTCCCACTCGACTTCACCGGATTTGACATCACGAGCGGTGAGGGAGAACTCACCCACCAACTCGAACCCATCCGTGGTGACAGGGGAGGGCCTCTTGAACGGATTCTCTGGCTGACGGATGCCTCGCAAAAAGGCGTCTGCCTGCTCCTTGGTAACCGTCTCGACCTTGTACTTGTCGCTCATAGCAGCTCCACCTCAATCGCGAGATTTCCCGGACGATTCGTGCCGAGACATGCCACCTTCCCGTGCTGACCACCACCGTTTCCCAAACCGTAGGAGGGGGCGTCTTCACTGCTGATCTTCACGGGCGCACGGTTAACGTAGACGATGGTGTCGAAGTTGGACAGAGAGCCGCCTCCGTTGGAGGCGCACATCGTATCGGTGATGTCGCCCTCACGACCAACGGCCCAGTTCCCACCAGCCGGAAGGGTCTCTCCTCCGAAGAAGGCCACAGCATTCGAGAAGACTCCAGACGGGATGCCGTTCTCTCCCAGTGCTTCTGCGACGAAGACGTCTCCGACATTCGGAGTCACTGCAAGAAAGTAGAAACCAGAAGTCGACTTGTAGCTTGCAGCTCCAAGAAGCTTGTTACCGCCACCGAGCACCTTGAAGATTCGGTAGCCACTCTGATTGCCATCGCGAGGACCGACGGCGAGACCGAACCCGTCTGGTGCCGGAAGCGCCATGAAGTCCAAGGTCGGAACAGTTGTGCCAGGGGCTCTGGCAGAGAACTCTGAGCCTCCGCCGTTACCGAGGTCATAGCTCGGAATGTCCTCCCCAAAGACCTTCACTGGGGCGCGATTGACGTAGGTGAGATCTCCAATCTCTACAGTCCGAGACCCGCCACCATTGCCAAAGGCACCTCCATCAGCACCGTCCACCAGCTTGAGGATGGAGCCAGCGTCAGCGGTGAAGGGCATGTTGATGGTGGCCGGGTCATCAGTCGACTGGGCCGTCACCTTGTAGATGCGGTTGCCGGAGATGAAGAAGACGATGAGCGTGTCCGAGACAGGGTCGTAGACGAGCTCTGCTTTCCCCGCCATCGACGCAGCAGCTCCGCCTGGAGAAGTGAGACGAGTCTCGGTTCCGAAGAAGCCGAAAGGCGACTCCTTCACCACGTACAAGTCCCTGTCTCTCTCGAAGCACCACCAGCGCACGCCAGCGCCCATGTCTGACGAGGCGACTGAGACGATGTTGTCGAAGCCGGTCAGGTGGGTCGTCGTGTTGCGGAGAGACACCTGGAAGTACGCAGCCCGAAGGTACGGCTGGTAGGGCCTGGCAACGTCGTGGAGCGACACCTCGTCAATCAGCCCCTGCCAGAATGCCCCATCAGCCTCTTTCTGAGAGTGGCCAACGCTGAAGACGGAAGAGGCATTCGCAAGGGGTGGTGGGACAGGGAGAGCCGAGCTGACGGCATTCACCGTCACGTCGAGAACGGCGACCTGCATGTTGTCGACGAAGAACTCGATGTCCTGGTTGCCGCCGTTCGCGACTCGGCGCACGAAGAGGCAGTAGAACTGGCCCGTCTTGATGATGGGCTGGCTGCGGACAATCACCATGCCGGCGGCTGCGTCGTGCTTGTAGACGAGCCGTCCAGCAGAGTCGACGTAGAGCGCGTAGAGGACGTTGTCCCCGGTGGTGGGGCCGCTGCACGAGATGATGGTGCGCAGCAGAGAGCCGCTGGAGTTGTACGTCGTCAGCCTGGTCCAGGCACCGAGAAGGATGTCGCCTTGGAGACGGAGCTTCGCAGCGGTGACTTCTGCAGTTGTCGTCGTGCCGTTGAACTGACGGGCGGCACCGATGCGACCGACCTGCACCGAGACAGCATTGGAGACGACAAGAGGTGCTGGCGTGGAGAACGTCGCCCCGTCTAGGGCGTTGTCCGTTTCCAATGCCTCATCGAAGCCCCAGTAGCCGATGAGATTCGCATCTGGGGTGAGACGTTGAGACATTCTCTGGGCCTCCCGAGCTCATACAGAGAGCTCAGCCTCCAAGCATGCGGCTGAAGAACCCAGGCTTCTTTGCAGGAGCTGCCGGTGCGGCGGGAGTGATGGGCTTGCTGGCGACGCCGGGGCCTGCAGCACTCGGATTCAGTGCTTTGGTCTTCTGGGCAGCACCGCGAGCCGAGGCCATCTGACGACCCTGGTTCATCGATGCGATGTTGCCCGTCTGCTTGGCGACGGCAGTCTGGGCCCCACCGAGGGTCTTGCCCACCGTGTTGTTCATGCTGCCAGCAGCGCGAGCCAGGTGGCCTGAGGCGACACCGGCACCGGCACCGAGAGCTGCGCCGCCGACCATGTTGTTGAGGCGGCTGCCGCCCTGTCCAGGATCCTTGAGAGCTCCTGCTGCAGCTCCTGCGCCTGCCCCGATGAGTCCGCGCTTCACACCGCTGGAGGTGGTGAGGGCTCCCATGGCGTGGCCCAGACCCTTCTGCACCATCCCTGGGAGGGCAGCCGTCTTGACGTGCTCACGAGCGAGCTCACGGCCGAACTCATCAGCCCAGGCCAGCTTCTCCATCGCCTCGGTGTTGTCCGCCTCGGCGACCTTCTCGATCTCAGGCTCCTTGGTGGAGAGCGCCTTGGCCAGCATCATTTCAGGTGACATGTGTTCTCCTACTTCAGGGCTTTGAGGATGCGGAGGCCGGCAACAGCGCCGAAGGGGGCAACGGTAAGCGCCCCCTTGACTGGGTGACGAGCAAGAACGTCCGCCATGCGCTTCGAGGCGGGAGCAACGGCGTCCGTGACGTCTTCACGAAAGCTGAGAGGCCTGTTGTCTCTCTCAGCCTGATCCTTCCTTGCTTCGGCAGAGGCAGCGAATGCCCCAGTCACCTTCTGTTCGACTGAGGGCTTCCCACCACTGCCTGGCTTCATCGAGCTGTACGCCATGCCGGTGAGCAAGCCTGCGCCGGCCACACCAGCAGCGATCTCATGCTTGCGCGCAGACACCGCCTTGGCGATGCCAGCCGCAATCTCACGAGCTCCTGCGTTCTTCTCCTGCAGGGCTTCGATGAAGTCGAGTTCGTTCATGGCAGCTCCGAAAGTACTTCAGGAGTCAATGAGTGGGAACTCATGGATCGTGGACGAGCACGTGCTTGCCGCTGGCACCGTCGTAGTACATCGCGACGACCTTCGTCTTGGTCATCGCAGTCGTGGTGAGGTAGGCCTGCAGCTCAACAACTGTCGTGAAGATTTTGACGAGCATGGGGTCTCCTTAGGCCGCGATACGAGCCGGAGCGGCAGGCATCTTGGCCTTCTGCATGTTCAGGTACTTGTTGCCCTGCGGAGCGGCCTGCATCGGACCGTGACCGCGAACCTGGGCCATGTCTCCGGTGCGCCCACCAAGGCGAGCTGCCTGCTGACCCTGCTGGATGGACTTCTGACGCATCTGGCCAGTCGTCATGCTCGCCGAGCCGCCGTGCAGCTTGGACATCTGCCTGCCGGCCGCCCACTGACCTGCAGCGCCAGGCGTCTTGACGGCAGACCGGATGATGTTGCCCGTGTGCCCGGTGATGCTGGGGGCCGTCTTCGTCACGGTCGCACCGATGGCGTTGAGCGCGTTGGGGATACCAGCGATCTTCTGCATCTCGTCTTCGAAGGCCAGCAGGGTTGCGATGTGCATCACCATTCTCCGTAGAAGTTGTTCACGAAGCGGTACTCAGAGTGAATGCCACCACCCCAGGCCGTCTCGATGTTGTACGCCACCTTAAGCTTCTCCTTCTTCGCCTCATAGGCGTTTCTGAAGAGCTGGATCCACGACTGGATGAAGGGCGTCTTGTCGCTGACACCCACCGTGATGCCGCCGTCCGAGAACTGCAGATGGTTGCGTGTCTGCAAGAGGCCGATGGACTCCAGAAGAGACGCCACGACTCCACGGATGAGGAGGCTCTTCGAAGGGAACGATCCGATGCTGTGCATCGTGAAGGGAGGGCTCGAATTGAAGTCGTCCAGGGTGTCGAAGATGGCCCAGACGATTTGGCGGTTCGAGCTCTCGACTCCAGCGATGAGCCGGTTCAGCTCAGCGTAGTCCCTCATGAAGGAGCGGACCTGGTTCACGAAGTTGTTGAGCTCGATGTTCGCGTTGGGAACATCAGAAGAGACCGGTGAGGTGGGGACCGGAGCCGAGGCTGAAGAGTTCGACTGCGAGATGACAGTCTGAGGGACACCCTTCAGCGGCTCCTGTACGAACTCAGGTGAGGCAGTAGCCGGTGAGCGAGCAATGAACGTGATGCCGATGCTCAAGTCGACTGGCGATGGGGTGAGGGAGAAGAGGTAGGGCCGAAGAGTGACGATGGCCGGGGCAGTGAGGGGGCCGCTCAGGCTTCGGTAGTCACCAGGGCTGATGGTGGGTGCAGCGCCTGACCACAGAGCTCCTGCACCGTCTTCAAGGTGCCATGCCGTGAACGGGGCAGACTGGAGGCAGATGGAGTCTGCGATGTAGCGGTAGTTCGAGCCCACCCCGTTGTCGATGAGGTAGACCGTTCCGATTTGCTCATCTGCATCAGACGGCTGGAAGCCGTACTGACCGCCGCCCAGATCCATGATGAGTGGCTGAGTGCGCGCGGTCAGGTTCCTGTCGATGTAGTCGATGAACTGAATGCCGCCGGGGCCAATGGGCAGCCCAGGGAGTGGAGCTCCGGCGTTGTTGTAGACCGCCCATGTGACAAGGGACGCCATTGGTCATCTCCGAAAAACAGTGCCGTGGACGTTCTGGAAGATCTGCCCGCCGTCCGGCATAGCAGAGAGAACCTCCTCACTCATCTGAGTGCCGAACTTCGTCGGTCCGAGAATGTACGTGATGCCACCGTCATAGCCGTTCCCGGTGAGTAGCAGAGACGAGGCACTGCCAAGGCCTACGTAGGCCCCAAGCTCAAGCTGGAAGGCACCACCGGGAACTCCTTGTGTCGCAAGGTACCCATAGTTGTCGGACTTCTTGATTTCCAACGTGCCGCCAGTCACTCGTAGCTTCCCTCCTGTGAGGCGAATCCCGTTTCCGCACCCATCGATGCTGACGTTGTACATCGTCGTGTAGCTGCCCCCGAAGGAGTTGATGTAGCCATCAACCCCGCCGTAGTACGTCCCATTTTCCGGCCGTGCTTGGCACTCGATGAATGACGAGGTGATTGACATTTGAGGCCCTCCCGAAATCACATTGTTCGATGTGATGTTCCGAGAGTCAAACTTCGACGTGCTCACCGAACAAGTGCGCGAAGTGAAGCAGGAGATGCTCGACCGTTGGGCAGAGCCGTAGCATCTCGTAAAGGTAGCCTGGGCGTTTGCCCCGCTGATGGACACGATGACGGAGTTGTTACCGCCGATGAAAGACGTGTCGTTGAACGAGTAGATGGCGTCTGGGGCAAACAACGACGCGGTGGCTTGAGCCGATGTTGCTTGGTCGTTGAACATCACAAACGAAGTCGTGAGCCTGAGCCCGGAGGCGGGCCTTTGTGTCGGCACCGACAAGAGAGGGCTCGTACCCGCCGTCAGTCTGAGAAACAAATTCGTCAGATTGACCTGCCCACTCGTGCCGTCGATTACGACTGCGCTTCCAGAGGCGCTTGTGATGATGCTGGGTGGGGCTTGAATGGCGTACGAGTAGGCAGGGAGTGCGGATGCGGCAAAAGTTGATGGGACAATTTCGAGCGAAGTCGTGTCGGCAGACACGATGGCTCTGGAAGAAGAGACCCCAGCATCATTTGAAACAGTGAGGAACAGGCCTCGAACGTAGTAGGTCTCGTTGACGGAGAACTTCACTGGCCAGGCTTGGGTTGAGTCAGTGATGGACGGGCGAGAGGGGAAGAGTCCTGCGTCGTACGAGCCCACAAGGCCAGTCGTGGTACCAGAAGGGACGGTTGTCGGAGCCAGGGCCGCTCCGATGATTGAGAGTGAAACCCCGCCCATGATGGTGAACGCTCCGATGGTGAAAGGGGCGTACGTTCCAGCAGCCACGTTCACGACTGCGTTGTGGTTGATGAACTTGGGGAGCTTGGCGAGCGCACCGTTGACCGTCAGGCAGGCAGCGGTACCGATGGCGGTGCAGGCGTTTGCGTCACTCCCAGTCGGGTCCACATACAGAGTGACTGCTGCAGTTGTTTGAAGAGACGAGAGCAGCACGTACCCAGCATCAACCGTGAGGAACTCAAGGCCGTTGTAGGTCGACCCTGGCCTGAGGTCGGCGATGATGCCGCCGTCCAAGAAGGTCTTGAGTCCGCCGAACTCCTGAGTCCCGACGTTCACCAACCCACGACGGGTGGCAGTTGCGTCAGGAGGCGGAGAAGGGGTGGGCCCGGCCAGCACGGTGAAGGCCAGGAGAGCGAGAACGGTCATGACTGCTCGAACCCCGGACTTCATGTGCCGACCTCCTTACTTCTTCTTCGTGGTTGCAGACATCGAGACCGGCTTCGACTCGTGAACGAACTCGGCCGGTGCATCCATCGTGATGGTCACGTTCTTCGGGAAGACGTCGCCGTTGGCGTTCATCTCCCCAGCCTTCGTGACGACGGCCGTCACGGGCACCGTCTTCTTCAGGGCCTCCTGAAGGTTCCACCAGGTCGGGAGGCAGCCGAACGCGAGGACCTTGTTCGTCTCCAGCTCACGATCTCTGTTGGGGATGAAGGTGAGCTCCAGGAAGTCGACACTGCCACCGTTCGGGGGAATCCTCCGCCCCTTGTAGGTGACTTCATCCTTGGTGAGGTTGTAGACGAGCATGGCTTACTTCTTTCCCTTCTTGCCCTTGCCCTGCTCGACCGGGGCGCTGACCGGAGCCGCTTCGACGACCGGCACGGTCTCCACGACCGGGGCGACCTCAGGGACGACAGGAGCAGCCTCGACCACTGGGACCACTTCGACCACTGGAGCCGGCACTGGCTCGACGACGGGCTCGGGAGCTGGCGTCGAGACGACGGTGGCTTCGGCCAGGATGTTGGCCTTCGCTTCGGCATCAGCCTTGGCGATGGCCTCGTCCATGGCCTCCTTCGCCCTCTTGTCTTCGATCTCCTGGGCGATCCTCACGGCCTCCTCCACCATGCCGGTCTGCTTCTCGGCCTCGATGGTCTCCACGCCGAACTTGTGGGTGCGGAGGTTGGCGCGCTGGTCGCCGACGACGTGGACGATCTCGATGGCACCAGCGTCGAAGAGACGCTTGATGAGGACCTTGTTCGCCTCGAACTGCGACTCGTCGAACTTCAGCATCTGGCCACGACGAAGAGTCCGACCACCGATGCGCGGCGACTCACTGAAGAGCGAGGAGTTGCGCTGGGCGGGGGTGAGGTTCTTGCGGACTGCCTGCTGGGAAGCGGTGATCTCGAAGTGCATTGATTCCCTCTTGGGTGATGTTCTGTCTGGGGTAGAGCAGCGTGCCCACTCTACCCCACAAAGAACAACGGGAGGGAGCGAACTCTCCCTCCCGTCGGAACTTCAGGTTCTGAGGTGAATCAGAACTGATCGACCTGCGGGTAGGTGTCACCCTGGTCGGCCTTGTTGTTGACCGGGTTCAGGTCGTCCTCGTCCTTCGGGAGCACGGCGGCGAAGCCGGCGGTCTCGACGGTCGGGGTCATCGAGCCCGAGTACAGCTCCAGCTTGACGACGGCGGCGATGTTGCCGAAGCCCATGCCGATGTCTTCCCACGACTGCCAGGTGATGAGGTTGGCGATCTTGTCGATGTAGAACTTCGTCTGGTTCAGGATGTAGAACCGGCCGAAGAACTCCGGCGCGACGAAGCAGTACACGTTGCCCTCGCGGAGGATGTTGGTCTTGATCGTGCGGATGATCTTGAGACCGACCACCGTGTTCGCCTTCCAGCCCTCGGTCGCCGTCTCGGCTGCGATCGACCAGACGTCCTGGATGGTCCAGGCCGAGAGGTTGTCGTAGTCGGGCTCGGTGATGAGGATGCGCTCAGCGCGCAGGAAGCGGCGGTGCAGGAGCTGCTTCAGCTTGATGAAGTCGGGCTTGAGGCAGGGGTGGATGACGAAGTCGTCCACGCCGGAGGCCAGGGCACCTTCGCCCTTGACCACTGACGAGCCGACGACCGTGCCGGCCAGAACGCGGGTGCGGTTGAACGCCGTGGGCGTGCCGCTGTTCGCGTCGAGCTGGTACGCCTGGATGCAGGCCTCGACGTAGACCAGGAACTGACGGTCTTCGATGGCCTGGATGTCCTTCACCGAGTTCTCCTCGATGATCTTCGTGATCGGCATCTCGTACGCCAGGAGCTCCTGCTCGGTCTTCTCGAACTTCTCGGACGAGATCGTGAAGAACGGGATCTCGTAGCGAGGAGCGCGGATGAAGCGAGCCGTGGGCTGGCCACGGAAGGTGAGGCTCATCGCCTTCGAGTTGGGCTCGATGTCGACGATCTTCACCAGGGTGTCGTGGTTCACGGAACGCTGCAGCTCGCTGCGCTGCACCGGGGTGGGCGGGACGATCTTGCGGGCGAAGGACACTTCGCGCAGGCGGTCGCGGATGTACGTTCCGCCGAACTCTGCGATCTTGTCCTTGCCCTCTGCCGAACCGACCTTCTCGAAGAACAGGTCGTTGAGGACCTTTGCTGGGACTGTGCTCATGATGGGTTTCCTTGTGTGCTCAGTGAGGGTGGGAACCCTGGCTTAGTTGCTCTTGCCAGTGTTCATGTGGAGGAAGCGGACCTTGCCGGTGGTGGCGTTGACCTTGGTCACCACACCGACGACGACGTCACCCGTGACGGGCTGGCCGGCGGTGCAGATCTTGATGCCGACGCGGCCCGTGTTCGCACCCGCCGTGACGGCAGCGAGCTTGACGTGGTAGCCGACGACGAAGGTGCCGATGAGGCCTTCGATGACCGACGTCTCTGCCTCGTACTGACCGCAGAACAGCACGTTGGTCTTGCCGATCGACTGCGTGTCGTAGCGACCACGCTCGGTGTGAACCGGGAACGAAGCCGGCGACGTGCCGGTTCCGCGAGCCAGCTTGTAGTTCGCGTCCAGTTCCAGCCACTCGCCCTCGACCAGAGGAAGAGCAGACAGGGGCTTGAGGATGGAGGGATCCGCCAGTGAGAAGTCGCGGCGGTTCTGCTCCTGAAGCGGGGTGATGAGTTCGAAGTTTGGGGTAGGCATCTCTTCAGTACTCCTGCAAAGGGTTGTTGTTGATTTGTGAAGATCGCATCACTTCTTGTTTGTCTCTGGGAAGAAGAATCTCTTCCCTCAGCCGATCGAGGCCAGGTTTGCAGCGAAAGCGTCCTGGGCAGAGCCGCCGGTCTCATCTCCCTCGACTGCCACCCGCATGTCTCCGTCATGGACGGAAGCGAGCTTCATCTGGGGAGCGGACATGCTGACCGCCTCTTCCACCACCGAGAGGTCGTCACGCTTGAGGAGGCCTGCGATCTTGTCTTCCATGGAGAGCTCGGGCTCCAGGCCCTTCTGCTCCATCTTGGACGCGATCTTCTCCGCGCGTTCCTTCTTCTCGTAGTGAGCCACCTTCGTCTTCAGGTCCTGGTTCTCTTCCGAGAGGGCCCGAATGTTCTCGGCCGCCAGCTTCATCATCTGGCCAGCCTGTGCTTGCGATGTCTTGTTCATGTGCATCTCCTGTTTGGGCACTTGGCTTCGAGCTCTCTCGTTACATCCCACCGGTTGGCGACCCACCCATGGGTCCACCGGCCGTCGGGGCCGGTCCCATCGGAGGAGCACCGAGACTCTGCTTCACCTTCTTGTCGGCGCGCTTCTTCTCCACGGACGACTTCATCCGGCAGTAGTCGCACTCACCCGCGCCGGCACAAACGCAGCCTGCTTCGGCGATCTTGCCGAGGTAGGCCTTCACCGCTGCGATCTTCACGCCGCCCTTTGCGGCATTCCGCAGGTTGTCCTGCACCGTCGAGTCCGTGCTCTTCGTCTGAGCAGGCTCCGACAGAACTTCTGAAAGCTGCTTGCGGCCAGGGGCCTTCGCCTCACGCTTCGTGGCGGAGACCGGGGCCTTGTTGTTCGCGATGAGCTGACGACCTTCGTTCGAAGGGACAGGGGCCGGCTTGTCGTCCAGGGTCTCACCACCACCGTGGAACTCGGCCAGCTTGTCGAGGATGAAGCCGACTGCTTCCGACTTCTTCTCCTTGTCTTCCTTCTTGGCGAAGGGGACGAAGCCCTTCTTTTTGCCTTCGTCCTTCTTCTCTTCGCCCTTCTCGTCCTTCTCCTCGGCGATCTTCTCGACGATGGCCTGGAGGGCAGCGACGCCGGACTTCTTCTCCTTCTTCTCCTCGTCCTTGTCGCCCTCCTTCTTCTCGCCCTTGTCGTCCTTCTTCTTGGCGAACATCGCCTTGATGTCCTCGCCAGCCGTCTTCAGGACGCCCTTGGCCGGGTACTTGGCACCGGTGCCGCCTGGGGCCCGCTTGTCGTCGGTCGCGTTGGCAGTGGCTGCACCAGGGTTGTCCTTGGTGGCCTGCATGCCGCCGGCAGTGACCTGGTGCTTCGCGGTGGCCTTGGCCCCCGTGTAGACCTGCTTGCCGCCGGTCGGGGACTGGGTTGCGAGCTGCTCGCCGCCCTGCTTGGACTCGCCACCGTTCTCGACGGAGTCGGCTTCCTTGAGGAGGAACTCGCCCATCTCGTCGAGGGCAGAAGCGAGCTTGTTCATCTCGTCGGGGTCAGAGGGATCGAGGACGGAGGACATCTTCTCCTTCTTCTCGTCTTCCTCTTCCTTGACGGACGGGATCTTGCCCCCGTGCTCCTTCTTCTCGTACTCGACGAGCTTCTTCACCTTGCCGCTCTCCTTGTCCTCGGCTGCCGCGATCTTGACGCGAGCTGACTCCAAGGTCTGGGCGATCATCTCCTGCAGCGAAAGGTGGCCTGCGAGCTTTGAGTGCATCTCGGTCTCCTTGACTATCCACCCGACGTTACGGGAGGGGGTTGAAGAATTCTGGAACTGCTCAAATGGTCCGTCGTCGAGGCCGGTGGATCCGGCTCTTTCACCACCGGCTTCGATGTCAGCTTGGCTGGCTTGACCCCTGGGGGCCTCACCGACTTCGTGACATCGGAAACCGTTACAGCAGAAGCAATCTTCAGGAGCTCATCAGAGAACCCCATCCACATGGCCGAGAACGACTGGCTCTTGAACATGTGGTTGCGGTCCTTTCTCTCAGAACAACCCCCAGGGACCGAAGTCCCCAGGGGCAGAACGTCAGGTGTTACTCCTGCTCTTCGGACTCGGACGGGACCACGCCGTACTGGCCGAGGAGCGCCCAGGCACGCTCGTCCACCGCCGAAGCGAGGGCCTCACGTGGGTCCGACACCTTCTCCTGGCCCTCGACCTCTTCGAGCTCTGCCGGATCGATGCCGCTGGCCTGCAGGATCTCCATCGCGCGCTGCTCCACGAGGGTGTCCATGGCCGAGCTCTGCTTCTTCTTCATGGCCGCTGCTGCGCCACCTGCTGCGACCGCGCCGCCGCCGTACAGGCCGACCGTCTTGCCGAGGCCCTTCATGCCCTTCTTCTTGGCCTCTGCCGCCTCGCCCATGTGCTTGCCGATGGCAGCGCCTGCGCGCTCCTTGCCCTTGGCCGACATGATGCTCTTCGACGCCATGTTCTTCGCGGCATCTGCGGTGCCCTTCGACTTCTTCGCTGCGGCGAAGCCCTCACGAGCCTCCTTGCCGGTGGCGATGTCCTTCACCTTGCTGAGGAAGCCGCCGACCTTGCCGCCGGCACCCTTGGCTGCCTGCATCGCGCGCTGACCGCTGGTCATGCCGGCCGTCTTCTCCTGCTCGGCCGCTGCGATCTTCTGGAGCTCCTGGTGGTAGCTGTGCGCCATCACGCGGCCGAGGTAGTCGGCCTCTGCCAGCTTCTCCTGCGCCTCTTCGGCGGCAGAGGTCTTCTCCTGCTCACCGTCGATGTTGCCGCCTTCCTCTGCGCCCTCTTCCGAGGAAGCGTTGAGGACGTCCTGCGCGACCGCCTCCAGCTCTTCCTCGGTGAGGCCGTCGGTGTCGACTTCGTCGTCGTTGGCGAGGCCTTCGGCGAGCTCTGCCGCTGCCAGCTTCTCCAGATCGGCGTCGGTCTCCTGGTTCGTTCCGTAGATTGCTGCGAGCTTCGGATCCATGTGTTTGCTCCTGGGGTTTGAACTGCGGTGTTCGGGTTGATGGCCGTCTTCGAGGTCAGAACCCCTGGGCCGAGAACTCCCCATCATTGAGGAGATCCTTGTTGCTCTCCGCAATCGCTTCTGCGGTTGCGGTGTTCGACAGCAGACCACGGTCAGAGAAATGAGCGCCCATCATGTACGACACGGAGTCGAGAGTCACGACGGGGACCCGGCTGGCTGTCTTCGAAAACATGTTCACCAGTCCGTCTCCCAGAATCGATTCCCGCAACCTTGGGTCACTCTCAACCATCTCTGCAGCCTGCGACATCTTCATCATGAGGGAGCGCCGGTAACCATTGTATGCGGCGCTGATCTTGTCCAGAAGAGAATGCTCGACTGGCGAAGGTGTGGGAAGAGGGTTTTTGAACGCCTCTTCTGAAGAGACAGAGCGAAGAAGGAATGCCTCTCCAAAAGCTGTTCTCTGACGCACCACATCTTCGAGAAGCGG